GTGAGACGGCGGAACCTGCACGGCGTGGCGCACTGCAACGGCGGGAACTTACCATGTGGAACGGCTCCTCCGGTTACGGGAACGGCGCCAGCTGCGCCGTCACCGACGGCACCCTGGCCCGCGACGTGACGCAGCCGTGGCTGGTCTCCGCCTGCGCCGGGACCGCCGGCCGCATCTGACCATGGCCACGCAGGCCCGTTCATCGGATTCAGTGCGCCGCGATCACCAGGGGCGTGATGAAACGCTCAGACATCGCCGATGAGCACGTGATCGAACTGGCCCGGCGATGGCGTGAAGACTTCACCCGGCCAGGCGTAATCGATGCGCTCATGGCTGAAGGTGTTCCCGAGAAGGTCGCGCTAGCCAAGATTGAGCACATGGCCCGCCGCCGCCTGCTGGATTACGGCGTCTCGCCCTACTACGCGTGGCCTGCGTGATGGCCAGGACGCGCCCGCGGCTTAGCAAGACAGCAGCCCGCGGATACAGCGGTATCCTGGTTGAATGGAGAGACGCTGCACTGAGTGTAAGCAGGTCAAGCCGATAACCGAGTTTGACACCAGCGGTCCTGGTGGCAGGAAATCCTATTGCAAGGCGTGCCGCCGCGTGATCCGCCGCGCTGCCTACGTGCCCCACCCTCAGCCGCGTGTCTCGGTCGAGGAAGGCCAGCGGTTCGGCAGGTTGACAGTCCTGGAAGAAACCGCACCCCGAAACAACTCCCGTCGCGTGGCATGCAGGTGCGACTGCGGCAATAACACCAGCACCATGCTGCAGTCGCTGCTTAAGGGCGAGACCGCCTCATGCGGCTGCTACCACCGCGAGATGCTGGCAGAGCACAACAGGTCACCTGGGCAACGGGCACTGAACACAAAGCACGGCATGGCCGGGCACCCGCTCTACCGCACGTGGAACGGAATGGTTTCCCGCTGCGAGAACCCGGAGCATCATGCTTACCAGCGCTACGGCGCCCGCGGCATCACCGTCTGCGAGCAATGGCACGATGCGGCTGTGTTCATTAGCTGGATCGAGCAGAACCTCGGCCCCCGCCCGGATGGCCGCAGCCTCGACCGCATTGACAATGACGGGAACTATGAGCCAGGCAATGTCCGCTGGGCCACGCGTTCCGAGCAAGCGCGCAACAGGCGCTCAAGGCGTGCGGCGGCGTAGGAAGCTACGGCCAACAGCAGAACGCGGGTATGGCGGGCCACACGCCACCACCCGCCGCGACTACACCGCAGCCTTCACCCCCGGCCAGCCCTGCGCCATCGGCGGCGAGCCACTCTGGCACCACACCCGCCGCAAGTGGTGCGACCTCCTCGACCTCGCGCACGACCACGTCAACGGCGGCTACCTCGGCCTCGCCTGCCAGCGTCACAACCGCGGCCACCACGACAAGCCGGGCAGGCAGCCAGCGATCAGGCGGTTCATCACCTCACGCCATTGGTAGGGGGGAGGGGGCCCGACGCAAACGATCATGGCCGATGACTCCGCAGTCATCTGCGATTTACTTACAGCGTTAACTTTTCCCGTTTCCGCAGGTCAGGTGGTGCGCGGCGTGAGGACCACCAACCATGGGCAGCTTGAGCAGACGCTTAAGGAGCTGCGCCGCCTGGGCCGCATCGAGAAGATCGACGCCGCCGCGGTGCAGGCGCTGCGGTCGATGGCCAGTGCGCTGGACGCGGATCCGTCAGCAGCGGCGCTGTGGCGGCAGTACCGGGAGGCGCTGAGGGAGCTGACGGCGGATGACTCTGACGGCTCCGCCGATGCGGCTCTTGCCGGCTTGTTCGCCGAAGTACGCGACGCGCCGCCGTCCTGAGCGGGACACGTTCGGCGGGAACCTGGCGAAGGTCGGCGTGGCGCTGGGGCAGCCGTTCATGCCGTGGCAGCGGGATGCGGCCATGGTGGGCTGCGAGATCGACGGGGATACTGGTCTCCCGGCTTACCGTGAGGTGATCGTCACCGTTCCGCGGCAGCAGGGGAAGACGACGCTGTACTTGTCGTGGCAGATCGACAGGTGCCTATCGCCGCAGTGGGATCAGCCGCAGCGCTCCGCGTTCACGGCGCAGTCGGGGAAGGATGCGCGGGATAAGTGGCTGGATGAGATTTTCCCGCTGATCCGCCGCTCGCGGATGCTGAAGCCGGGCGCGGGCCTGGTCGCCCGGATTTATGAGGGCATGGGGAATGAGTTCATCCGGTTCACGAACGGGTCGCTGATCCGGCTGCTGTCCACGTCCACGTCGGCGGGGCATTCGAAGACGCTGCATCAGGCGGTGCTGGACGAGGTCTGGCATGACGCGGACGGCCGCCGTGAGCAGGGCCTGCGCCCGGCGATGCTCACGGTCGCGGATGCGCAGCTGCTGGTGTGCTCGACGCAGGGGAACGCCGCGTCGGTGGTGCTGGACCGGAAAGTTGAGCAGGGCCGCGCCGCGGTGGCGGCCGATTCGGGGCATGGCATCGCGTATCTGGAGTATTCGGCGCCGGATGGCTGGGACCCGGCGGACGAGGACTCCTACTTCGGGTTCATGCCCGCGCTGTGCCCGGCGCCGCCGTGCAGGTGCGGTGGCGGGAAGTGGCGGCATACGGTCACGATGGACGCGATCCGCAGCGAGCGGGCGTCGATGGAGCCGCCGGAGTTCGCGCGTGCCTACGGGAACATCCCGGACCGCTCCGGGCAGCGGGTGAGCCTGGCTTCGGGCCGGTGGGCGGAGTGCGCTGATGCGGGGTCGCGGATCGAGGGCCCGGTGGCGCTGGCGTTCGCGGTGGCACCTGATGAGTCGCCGTGGGCGGGTACCTGCTCGATCGCGGTGGCGGGGCGGCGGGCGGGCGGCCTGGCGCACGGGGAGCTTACGGAACCGCCGCGACCTGGCACGGCGGGACTGGTGACCCGGCTGTGCGAGCTCGCGGACGCGCATGATCCGTGCGTGCTGGTGGTGAATCCTGCGGGTGCGGCTGGCGCGCTGGTCAAGGAGCTGATTGAGCGCGGGTTCGTGGTGACCGCACCGGGGAAGGACCCTCCGCCGGGAAAGCGGCGGCTGCAGCTGACGGGCGCGCGGGAGTACGCGCAGGCGTGCGGGGCGCTGACCCAGGACGTGGCGAACGACAGGTGGCGGCACCTGGGCCAGGAACCGCTGGACACGGCGGCGGCTGCGGCCAGGACGCGATCACTGGAGGACGCGTGGGCGTGGTCGTGGCGCGGCGCACCGGCGGACATCAGCCCCCTGGAAGCGGTGACCCTGGCGCGGCACGGGTTCATGACGCACGGCGTGACCGCCGCGCCGTCGCCGTTCGCGCTCTGGGGTTAGGAGATCTGCGTTGATGTCTGTCACTGAGCGCGTGCCGCTGGAGCGGATCAGCGCGCGCGCGCATGCCGCCCGCCCTGGCCGCACCGCCCTGGCCGTGATCGCGGCGGTCCTGTTCGGGCTGGGCTGGGCGGCGTACAAGGCGCTCGCGGTGGCGTGGCTGGCGGCGGCGTGGTGCGGGTCCGCGGTGATCGAGGGCTGGCAGGAGGCCCGGAAGGCCGAGGCCATGCGGAGGGCCCGTGCCGGGCGTCCTGGATAGGGTCAACCGCCGGTTCGCCGCGTCGCGGGGACGCCCGCAGGCTCTCAGCCTGGATGAATACGCCAGCTGGTTCAGCTACGGCGGCACGCAGTACCCGCTGCTGCAGACCACGTATAGCACGATCGACCAGGAGCGGGTGGCCTGGACGACCGAGCACGCGGCGAAGACGTCCGGGCCGGTGTTCTCCCTGGTGCTGGCCCGCATGCAGGTCTTCAGCCAGATCCGGTTCCAGTGGACCCGGATGCAGGGGTCGCAGCCGGGTGACCTGTTCGGCACCGCGGAGCTGGGCGTGCTGGAGCGGCCGTGGCCGGGCGGGGTGACCGCGGACCTGCTGGCCCGGATGGAATGGGATGTCAGCGCGGCGGGGAATGCGTATATCCGCCGCAAGGGCAGCAATCTGCACCGGCTGCGCCCGGCATGGGTAATCATCGTGCTTGGTTCTCAGGAGGATGCGGAGAACCCGTGGGCCGCGGCGGACACCACGGTCGTCGGCTACCTGCATATGCCGTACGGCGGGCAGGACCGTGCCCGGTTCTTCCTGCCGTCGCAGATTGCCCACTATGCGCCGATCCCGGACCCGGACCAGCATTTCCTGGGCATGTCGTGGATCACGCCGGTGCTGCGGGAATTGCAGGGCGACCAGGCCAGTACCGAGCATAAGTGGAAGTTCTTCGAGAATTCGGCGACGCCGAACATTGCGATCAGGTTCGACCCGTCGGTGGCGATCGACGCGGTGCGGGATTTCAAGGAGCTGCTGGAGACTGAGCACCGCGGCGTGGCGAACGCGTTCCGGACGCTGTACCTGGGCGGCGGCGCTGACCCGGTGGCGGTCGGGTCGTCGTTCAAGGACATGGACTATGCGGTAGTCCAGGGCCGGGCCGAGTCCCGGCTCGCGTCAGCGGCCGGGGTGCCGCCGTCCTGGGTGGGGTTTGCCGAAGGTCTCGCCGGTTCATCCTTGAATGCTGGCAATTTTGACTCGGCGCGGCGGCGGCTCTCCGATGGCACGTGCGTGCACTTGTGGGGGAACGCGTCGTCGTCGCTGGAGCCCATCCTGGACCGGCCGCGTGACCGGCGGGGCCGGCCGCTGGAAGGCGGCGGGCAGGGCGCCGCGTCGCTCTGGTACGACGCGCGGGTCCCGTTCATGCGGGAGGACGCGAAGGACTCCGCGGCCATCCAGGCGCAGGAGGCGACCACGATCGCGGCGCTGATCAAGGACGGGTTCGTCCCGGAATCGGTGATCGCGGCGGTGCGGAACAACGACTGGGGCCTGCTGAAGCACAGCGGCCTGATCTCGGTGCAGCTGTGGGAGCCGGGCAGTGAGAGTCCCCGGCATCCGGGGACGGGCGGCGAGGCTCCTTCCGCGCCGGCAGGCGGTACCCCGGTCCCCGGAGCGGCCCCGGTACCGGCCGGGAGCAACGGGCATGCGCTGCGCGGCTGGGCGTCGCCCGCAGACGAGAGGTGAGCCCGGGTGCCCTGGCACGTGACGGAGACCGCGAAATGCCCGGCCGGGAAGCCGTGGGGCGTGATCAAAGACGCCGACGGGTCCGTTGAGGGCTGCCACCCGACGAAGGCGGACGCCGAGAAGCAGATGGCGGCCCTGTACGCGAACGAACCGGGAGCTAAGTCGATGACCAGGACCGCTCGT